AGAACAGCATTCCGACTTTCGCATTGGTGCGCCCGAATTTTGGGCGCACTCGGCTGCGCATTTTAAGGAGAAGGATGAGGAGGGCATCAATGAGTACGATCCTAATGCCGCACGGAAGCTCAAGGGACCTGCAATAAGCGTGAAGAAATTTCCCGGACAGAATTAGAATAAACAGACATGAGAAAAGTCATTATACAAAGTTTAATTATACTCTTCATCGCATGTGTTCTTCTGGGTTGCGACAGATTTTACAGGATTAATGAAGGGTTTCTGGGAGAACGGTGCGGTGTTGATCTGTCCTCATGTAAAAATCAACCAAAGGAGAAGTGTTTTAATGGATATTGCGAAGAAAACAGGACATCACTTCTCCCGAGAGATACAGGGCTGCCCGTTTTTCCTTGAGTCTTGGTAGAATGGCGCGTTCATACGGATTGGTTGGACTAGTTGTTGTCCTTTTGGCTGTATTAGTTGTAGTTCCCCTCTTAAAAAATCTCTTTCCGGCTGCGTTTCCTTACGAGGGATTCCGCGATTTGGATTGCGCGGGTGTAACGTGTGCCGAGGGACAGTTTTGCCAGGAAAATAAGTGTATTCCTATTTTTGTACAGTAGTTTCCATTGTAAATAATGATCTTATATTAAAAAATACTTTAATATAAGATGATACAAAGTATAGTAAAAGCTACAAATAATGTTGATTTCAAAATAACAAAATGGATATACGAAAATATAGGTCTTAATAAAAATCCGCTTATTTCAAAAGCCCCGTATTTTTTGGGTCTATTACCCTATGAATTATATGTGATTCCCGGTATGTTTTTAGCTATATTTACAATGTTTTATGATAAATCATTCAATCCTGTTCAGTTTCATCTTTTACCCCATTGGTTTGCTTTCAGTGTTGCGACGTATATGAAACATAATATAGACCGCATTCGCCCAGGATGTTTGAAAGGAAAGGGCTTAGATAAATTAATTGACCCTAAACATTGCCTTGGTGGTACCATGCATCAGAGTTTCCCTTCAGGGCATACTATTATTGCCGTCGCATTGGCGACAACTCTCCATATGTATCTATCAGACAGTACAAAGAGTAATGAGGATAAAACGTTTTTAGGAATACCCTTTTACGATCCGACAATAAAATTGGCTGTTGTGTCTTTTGGTTTTTTTGTTGCCGCAATGACAGCATTACATCGCGTGTCATTTGGCTATCATCATTTTAGTGACGTATGTCTAGGCGCCTTATTAGGATATGCAATTGGTTATTCAATATATAGCTTAACAAATATATGTAAAGCGGTTGACGTAAAAGAAGATGAAGATGGAACAAAGGAATGGCATATAATTCAAGTGGCGGGCATGGCACTGTCGTCAGTCGCCCTATTACATTTTTTTATGTATAAATTCAGTGACTTGTCTGAGATTCAACATTAATATGATTTTCAAAACATGTACTACATGATTAAAAAATTCTTCAGTATCGGAATCGAACCAATTACCTGGGGAGACTTATTGCTTAGACATTGTCTACAATCCCCCGCTCTACCAAATGAGCTAACTGAAGTGTTGGTATCTACAAATACCAAAGTAACAGTTTACATACTTATAGTCTATTTACTCTTCCTTCTTCTGAGTCTTTCTCTCGATTGCGAGATCCGCGGGACCAGATGATGAGAACATGCCGGCAAATGCGGACGTTCCTGATCCAAGAGAAGGCAGTTCATCGCTCTTCGGTGCGCCAGTTACAACGTTCATCGTAGCACCTACGCTCTCAGGGACACCATCCTCGGAGAAAACAGTCTTCTTCTGAGCACGCCCAGATTCGCGCTGCTCTCTGTGGAACACTTCGCGCGCCTCCTCATTCTCCTTGTACTTCTTCATGAGCGTGTTGAGCTGATCCTCAGCATATTCCTGCTCGGCAACCTCGTGCGGCTCGGGATGCCACGGCAGCCACTTGCCCATCTCGCCTACAAAGATATTGTGGAGAGGATCAGTGCGCTGGAGTTTCTTCGCCCGAACCTCGGCTTCACGCTTGTCGCTGTAGACACCGCGAATTTTTAGACCACGCACAGTTGTCTGGAAATTGTTCTGTGCATAGTAATCGTCCTCGAGCTTGGTCTTGTTCTTGAAAAGGAAGTCATCGAACTCGTCATTCAACTTTGACTGAACAAGCTCCTTCTGGTTTGTCTTTACGAACTCCTGAAGATCGGTCAATACAGTGTCGACGCGCATCTGTGCACCACGACACAGGGTCGCAGCGCCACTGAGGTCCTTTGATTCGAACTCCGCCGCCTGCTTATCGAGCTTGTCATTAAAATCCTTGACCTTTCCGACAAGGAACTTCTCAAGATTTTGGGTGCGAACTTGAAATTCATACTGCTTCAAAAAAACAGTAAAGAAATGTGTATCCTTCCGGCTTAATACCTTCTCGGGGCTGAGGAAACTCAGAAGAGCCCAGCGCTGGCTGGGAATCTCAGCATCCTCGGTTAAGAAATCTTCACGTTCAGCTGCCATTCTTCTTTACAAATGTAAATCCTTTATCTTTAGATTCCGCATTAAAATTTCTTTTTCCTAAATATAGAACAAACATGGACGTTGCTGAAGTTATCAATCGTGCGATCAAATACCTGATTGAGGGTCTCGTTGTAGCTGGCGCCGCGCTTTTTATCCCCCGGAAGACCCTGCCGGTCGACGAGATCGCCACGTTGGCGCTCGTCGCGGCGGCTGTCTTCGCTGTACTTGACCTGGTCTCCCCGTCTATTGGTGTGACGGCTCGCCAGGGTGCCGGCTTCGGTATCGGTGCGAATTTGGTAGGATTCCCCCGAGGCTTGTAAATAGATAGTATCAAACGCATTTTGATTGTAACTTGTAGATACAATCAACATGCTCACATTTACCTATATTGTAGTCGCTATTGCCGTTATTATTGGTGTTTCACTTCTCGTGAAGGAAGGCTTTATGAGCCCCGGAACAATGGATCAGCTCTCATCAACACATGTAGATACAGAGGAAGATTATCTTTATTACAGATTCATGTATCCGAAGATTGTTAGAAAAGAGATCGCAAATATGACAGGAGGTGACCCTGGACCGTTGTTTCCTATGCGCTTTTAATTGTCTTGTATAAGTAAATGGCGACGCCAGATAATTTAAGAAAAATTCATCTTGCGGCAGCAAGGGCATCCGACGAGGTTGGGCAGTATCTATTCGGATTTCTTAATACAGAGGTTGCGAGGGCACTTCGTTCTACAATCATACATTTTGATAAAATACCTACGACTGAGGCTGAACGCGATGCCCTGCTTACGGAAGCACTTCGTGCTGGGGCTAGCGCCGTTGAAAAGGTAGTGGCAGATGTAGCTCAGCGCCTTCAACCACAACAAGTAGGTCCATTTCGCGATAAAGCTTTTCTTGATACTGAAGCTGCTGTTAGAAAAATTATCATGAAAGTGTTTCCTTTAGTTGCAGTTCAGCCAGTGGCACCTCAGCCTCTAGGTCTCCCCCCGCGACTCACGCAGCCCGAAATTGAAGCAATTGTGGATATCCCCAAAGCACAGTTGCGCAGGGTTGGCAGTGGCGGTTTTGGACAAACGTACAAAGTTGTCTATGGAGGAAAAACGTACCTTCGTAAAGATATTGAGTTTCATGGCGACACGTTTACAAAATGGTCATTTGGCACGGAAGTGAAATATCTTGAACTTGTCTGTTCGCATCCACTTTATTCATTACTTCCCCTTACACCGTACTATTTTGGCTCAATGATTCGTGGCGATACAGGGTATATCATAGAAGAACTGTTTTCAGGCGCAAATCTTGATGATGTTCTAAAGGACAGATATCTTACAAGCGATGAGGCGATTTTTATTATTGTGACTCTTGATTTCTATGTTTATCGGTTTTTTCACCAAAATTTGGGAATTCTTCACTTGGATTTAAAACCGCAAAACATTTTTGTTCGCATGCACGAAAATAAGATCGTATCCGTTCATTTACTGGATCTTGGTTTAACACGCGCGATTGGTGAAGAAGGACATATATCAGGCACACGTGGCTTTATGCATCCTACACAAGAGATCGCAAGAAAGAGTGGTTTACGTAAAATAAAACACGTTCCAGAATTTAATATATATGCGCTTGATCGTATACTTACTTTTATACATGGTGCGCAAGCGCCACCTGATTCTATACAGGAAATCAATACGAGACCGTTAGTTCCGAGACCGTGGGAAGCAGATATACCAATGTCAATTACGAATGTACTCTGTTCAATCGGTCTAATGGGCGCTGTCCCGAGTGAAACGATATCAGTATTATTGAGTATTCCTGGCGCGGATATAAATAAACTTTCAGGGGATGGAAATACGCCGCTTATTGTGGCACTAGCAAACAAAAATAAAATAATAGCAGTTTCTTACATTCGCCTGGGCGCTGATGTCAATTTAAGAAATACGAGAGGCGCGGCTCCCTTACATTGGGCTGCGTCGCAAGGGTTAGTGGGTGCATTGAAACTACTGCTTGATAACGGCGCCGATAAAGATGCGCTCACTCTCGCAACAGATCCCTGGGAGCCAGTTGCGACGCCACTTCATTGGGCATGTAAGGCAGGACAACTTGACACTGCCATGGCTCTTCTTACTGCGGGTGCAAACCTTGGCTTGAGAGACGGCAATGGACAAAGTACATTGGATCTCGCACAATTAAAACCCGCAATGTCATCTTTTGTTAAGATGTTAGAAGCCTATAAAGAGAGAACGGGGGCGAATATGGGGGGAAGGCACACTAGACGCAATAGACGCCAAAGAAATAAAAAACATTACAGTAGAGCGAAATGATTTTTCCTACGATCATCTTACTTCTCATTGGCTCTACTTTAGCACAAGATGGTGAAAGGGCTGGTATTATTCTGAATTATAAGGACAGATACCTCTTGGTTCAGAATAAGTTAACATTTCGCTGGAGTTTTACAAAGGGACACGTTGAACCCTTCGATGTAGATTTACTCGAAACAGCACAGCGCGAAGTTAAAGAAGAGTCCGGTTACCTTGAAAATGAAAACTACGTGATTGATGATACCGAACCGTGTATGTACGGGAAATCAACTTATTGGACTGGCACTGTGATAAGCCCTGATCCACCTAAACTCAAAGAGGACGAACACCTTGGGTTTGGTTGGTTTACAAAAGATGAAATGCGGAAGTTGAAAACGACGACGGATATAAACGAGTGGCTCTAAGATTTTATTTTATGTCGTAATAAAATCACAAACTCCCAAAAAAGTTAAATCGACCGAATGAACTGCCATTTTAAATCAATACAGATATTTTGCCAGATCTTATCTTGAGCATACAACTTATCCTTATTTTTGAGCAACGGAAAGCAGTGTAAATACTCGTCCATATCCAACAGTTCGCAAAATTTGTACAAGACATAGGAGTAGGACAAAAAGTTGCTGCGATCTTTGGGGCAGTGCTTCTGGAAAGACGGCTGAATCTCAATAAACATATGGCGCAACTTCTCCTCTGTTTCACGCGTCATGACAGG